TGGCGAGCAAAACCGATTTCGAAATGTTTGCCGGCGACACCCGCGAGATCGTCGTGTCGGTGGTCGACCAGGACGGCATCACCGTCAATCTGGTCGGCGGCATCGTATTGTGGCAATTGGCGTTGTCGAAGTGGAAAGGCGACGCCGACGCCTCGGTGCTGATCACTAAGTCGTCGGATACCGGGGAGATCGATCTTGCGGACGGGTCGTTCACCGTGCATCTGCTGTCGCCCGACAGCATCACGCTGGAAGGCAGCTTCTATCACGAGGCCCAGATCACGTTATCCGACGGCACCATCAACACGCCGCTGGTCGGCAAGGCCAAGATCAAACCGAATCTAATCGCACCGCGATGAATTCGTCATCACGATGCGGTATTCGAGAGCGTCTACCAACCAAACCAAAGTAGGGAGAGCTAAATGCAAGGTTATCTCGCGATGATTATCCCGGTCGACAACGTGGGCGGCGGTCAACCCGATCAAGGGCTGCCTGGTGGCCGTCCGCCGCATGTCGGCAATCGTCCGCCTGGCTCGTGGGGCGGTCCGGTCGATCCAGGTTGGGGCGGCGGTTGGGGTGGCGGCGAGCATCCCGGCAACCGGCCCCCGGGCTCCTGGCCCGGCCATCCCGATCAGGGGCTGCCTCCCGGTTTTGGTGGCGGTCATCCAGGCAATCGGCCTCCCGGCTCCTGGGGTGGTGAGCATCCTGGCAACCGGCCACCTGGCTCGTGGTCGCCGGGCCATCCTGATCAGGGCCTGCCCTCGCTGCCGGTCTACCCGTCCCATGGGCTTCCCGGTCAACCGCCAGCACCTGATCAGGGCCTGCCCGGCGGCAGTGGCGGCAGCGGTGGCAAAGGAGCGCTGGTCTGGGTCATCGCCTATCTGGCCGGGCACGGTTGGGTATGGACGCCGATCACGCCAGCCCCTCCGGCGCCGGATCAGGGCCTGCCTCCCGAAACCCCTCCTGAGACGGCTGAACCAAAGTAGGCTAGACGCTCGCCCTAAAGCGGGTGCGCCGTACGGTGCGCACCCGGTAGCGCACGAGAACAAAACAAGGGTTCTTGGTTGGTTCATAGCGAAGGAAAGACCCATGCCGCTTACCATTGTCGACGGACCAACCATCGCGCTCGGTGAGAGCCTCTCTGACGGCGCCGATTGCACGGGTGGCAGCATCGTCCGGATTACGGTGCCGCAGGAATTCACCGAAGCCAATCTGACGTTTCAGGCCTCGAGCGACGGTAATTTCTTCAATGATCTCTACGACAACCAAGGCCACGAGGTGACGCTCGCGGTCAAGGCCGACACGACGATCGTGGTCGACGCGCGATGGACCGCCTCGATCGGCTGGATCAAGTTCAGGTCCGGCACGCGGGCGCATCCAGTGCCGCAAACCAAAGATACTTGCAGATTTGCGGTGGCGGTCGAGACGCCGTGAACCGGCTCGCGGCCTACCAGGGGCAGCTCACGCGCGAGCAGCGGTTCCGGATCGCGAAGGCGCGCAGCCGCAGGCTGCTGGCGAAGCTGAGCCGATCGGGTGGCGCCTCGGCGCACACCGAATGGATGGACGAATGCGTTCCTGAGATGATGGATATCGGCAAGGACCAGACGGTCGCGATCGCCGCTTGCCTCAACATGTGGCGCGATGCCTGGGAGGAAAGTCATCCAGACGGTGCTGTCGATCCGGGGCCTGGTTTGCCCGACGATGACGAGAGCGGGACAGAGAAGGCGGCTCGCGGCCGGCTGCGCCAGGCGCGGCTGTTTCGCTAGATGGGCTGGACGCTCTGCTCCGCCCGGAAGCGCCACAGGCGCCGCTCTGCGTGCGCCGGAAAGGTGAATTCAAGCTCGAGGTGCTTGTTGAGCATTAGTTCCAACAGCATCGCCGTCGATTGCGGCACCGGGCTCTTGCCGGCGGCCCAGCGGTTCGAGGTTTTGCGGGTGACGCCGAACATGTCGGCGGCCGAGGTGAGGGTCAGGCCTAGACTGGCAACCGCTTTTCGATATTGCTTTCCGGTCATGCGTCCTCCGATGGGGATAGGCGCCCGTCGCGCCCTCTTGAAAGGTTTAGAAGAAGGCCACGGGCTCTCGACTGTTGTTCAAGGAGACCTGTCGAGTGCTCCCGCCAACCCTCCCAATCCATTAAGGGTCGGCAAACCTTAGTAGCGTTCGTCCTCCTCGCCGGGCCAGAAACCGAAATTGCTGTCATCGTCCTCGCGCGAGCCGAAGTAGTGACCGGCCGGCGCGTATTCGTTGAGGGCGTCGACCAGCTCGACGACGAGCTCGCTGGCGAGCTCGCTATGGGGTTGGACTTCGCGGGCGTCAGAGATCAGATTCAATGCCGCGCCGCCATTGGTTGGGAGATCCGGGTTCGCTTCAATACAGGCTTCCAGGGCGTCGGCGAAGGCTTTGAGCAGGTTCTCGTTGCGCAGGGTGCCTTGGATGATGGAGCCCGGTTTAGCGTAGTTTATCGTCATCTGGTGTCACCTCTGAAAAGATAGAGAGACGAAGCGCGCGTAGCTGTTGTTCCAGGGCAATCATACGGTTTTTGATTTCCTCGACGTCGGATTGTAGCTTGGCCTGGTCGTTCTGCAGTTTGGTCGCTAGCTTCAACATTGATTCGAGGGTGGTTTCAGCAGGCTCGGGGGTTATCGGTACACGACGATAATTCTTCTTTATTTCGTCCCAGACGAATCGATACGCGGTCATGTTACCTCGACGCGGATGATGGTTAGCTCGACGATCTCTAACTTGTTGGCGAGGCAATTGCCGCAATTGACGTGCGGGACTTCCTGATCGACGCAGACGATTTGCGATTGCTGGCCGCAGTGCGGACACTTTAGCTCGACGGTGTAGGTCATGGCTCGGGGTTCGCTTTCTGTTGGTTGGCGTGTTCGAGATCGTATTTGAACTTCAGCAACACCTGTTGCAGCGCGGCGCCGATCGTCGTCGCCAGCATTTGGTGGACCGGGCGATCGACGATCTTAGGGTCTGGGCTCCTTGGTAGCAGCGCCATGTAGGCCTTGACGAAATCACTGGCGTATTCGGACATGATTAACCTCTTGAGGTTCGAGAAAGAGTTACGGCGCCCCTTGGGGCGCCGGTTGAGGCGACGTGGCTCAGAATCTCGAATCGTCAATGCGGCGTTCGAATTCCATCACACACTGCGGCGGCATCACGATAACCATCCGAACCTTGTCGCCCGACTCGTTGAAGCGAACCTGCTCGGGGATATCTTCAAGCGAGACCGAAGCTGTCGGGGCGAGAATAAAGACCGCCTGGCCTTCGGCCATCATTTGCTTGGCGACGAGTGTTTCGATCTCGCCGAACAGCGAAATGATTTGGTTGCGTTTGCGTGTCATGATTGCTCCTCAGGCGGCGATCTTGACGCCTTTCAATTCGGCCATTGAATTGGCCAAGGTCCAGAGCGCGCGGTTCAGCTTCACGTCCTGGTCGATGCCTTTGATCGGCCGCGTCGTCATGTTGCGGCGGCGATTGTTGGCGTCGATCGCCACGCCGTGGAGCCCGCCGCGGATCGCGTTCTCCTGCAGAACGTTGAAGTTAGTCCACAGGTTGTTACGATTGCGATCGGCTTCGCGATGCGCCGTCAGCATCTGCTCAGCAGTGATCGGGCTGTCGACCTTGCCCTCGCTGTCGCCGAAGCGGATGACGCGGGCGGCCTCGGCGAGCGCCAGAGACTCTTGGCGATCGAGCTTGATTTGCGACCATTGCGCCGGAGCGGCCAGCGCGAGCTTGCTGTTTTCGACGACGCTGAACGTACCTTCGATCACTTTGCCGACGATGTCTTTGCCGGTGTGCGTCACCTTGATGGAGTCGAGCTCGCTGATCTTCGCCACCATGCTGTTCATGCAGGCGATGCGATACAGCGCCGACATCAGGTCGTAGCGACAGGTGCCGTCATTGGCGTTTTTGAGCAGCATTTCCGCGACGGTGTCGCCGACCGCATATTTCGCGTCGCCGTCCATCCTGCGGATGCGTAGCAGATGCTTGGTGAAATCGGCTTTGCCGGGAACCCGGCTGGTGGATTGCTTGGCGCCGACGACGCCGAAGCCTTCCCTAGCGAGGCCGCGGACCACCTCGATGGTCGGGATTGGCGCAAACCGCTCAGAGCGGGATTTATGCGCGGTGGTTGCGAACACAGAAGGCGCGAGCTTGAAAAGCTCTGCTTCGGTGAGGGCGCGGCCGGTGTCGAAACGAGCGGTCTGAGTGTAGACGGACATTGCTTTTTCCCTTTCAGGGGTTGCGAGAAGGCCGGACTATTCCGGTGTCTCTAATGCCTCAAGGCCGGTGGGCTTTCGCCGCCGGCCGTAAGACTTAGTAGCTTGGGTTATTTGGTTAGTCGCTCCAGTTCAGCGGCGGACTTGTCGATTATCGGCTTAGTGCGGGCGCAAAAACTATCGTGACCGTTCTTGTCGTAGACGGCTTTGAGCGTCTGCATCGCTTTGATGCCTTCCGCTTCATTCGCTTTGAGGAGGGCTACCGATGAGGCTGCCAGGAAGGCGGCGGGCGGTTGTTCGCAGTGATCGCTGTAGAAGATGGTGATCGAGTAGCCGAGGGTTTCGGCAAAGTCGGCCTTGGCCGGTGTGGTCATCATTGCCGCAGTCAGCAGCGCTAGCGCAACGGTCTGTCTCATATGCTTAACCTTTCAAGTGTTTTGACGACCGAACTATTCCGGTGTCTCTCGGAAGTATATAGGGACAAATAGTCCCTACACAAGAGGGTTGTGATAGAGATGAAAAAATCCAATGGAAGCAACGATATAGACATCGAACCGGATGACGATGAGAGCCGCGACGAGTTCATGGAGCGGTGCCTGGACGCCACCGATGGCGATGATTTTACCTGCTCGCTGGCCTGGGACAACCGCAGCGCCGGCCGCGGCATCGTGCGCAAAACCCATGTTACCGAAGGCGAGGGCCTGACGTTCATCCTCTCGGACGCGACGCCAGATCGCATGGGCGATGTCATCGAAGCCAGTGGCTGGGACCTGAAAAACTTCCAGCGCAATCCGGTGGCGCTGTTCAACCACAACGCAAACTTCCCGATCGGCAAGTGGCGCAATCTGCGGGTCGAGAACGGCGAGCTGCGCGGTGATTTGCGGCTGGCGCCGGCAGGCACCTCCGATCGCATCGACGAGATCCGGCGCCTGGTTGAGGCCGACATCCTCCGCGCGGTGTCGGTAGGTTTTCTGCCGCGAGCGTCGGAGCCGATCGTCAAGAACAGCGATAGCTGCGGCATGCGTTTTACTCAATCCGAATTGATCGAGACGTCGCTGGTATCGATCCCGGCGAATCCGAATGCATTGGCGGTTGCGAAATCGCTCAACATCTCCCGCGACACCGTCGCGATGGTCTTTGCCGGGTACGGCAACGAAAAAGACCAGCGTCACGAGCGTCGCGGTCTCAGCGGCGGGCATGCCGGTACGAAACCGAAATTAAGGACAATCACAATGAGTGTCGGTCCGCTCACTAAACGTATCGAAAGCGCGCAGCAGCGCATCGTTGCCCTGCGCGATCAACTGAGCCAGCATCTCGAGGCGGTCGATGACGAGAACGTCACCGATGCGGATCTGGCGACAACCCAAGAGCTCAACAAGCGCATCGAGGATCAGGGCGCCGCGCTCAAGGCGCTCGAGGATTCGGAGCGCAGGCTGGCTGTCGAGTCCAGCGAGGACGGTACTGTCAGAAGCCGTGCGCTGGCGACGACGGCGGTCAAGGCGCCGGCCATCGTGCGGCCGTTCTCGGTGGCGACCAAGAAGATCGACCCGCTCGAATTCTTGGTTCGTGCCGGCACCATCAGCGTGTTGACTAAGAACCCTGCGTTTCAGGGCATGTCAATCGACGCGATCCGCGAGCGGATCTACGGCACCGATGAAGCGACCAAAGTCGTCACCGATCTGGTGCTGAAGGCGGCGACGGCGCCGGCCATGACGACGGTTGCCGGTTGGGCGGCGGAGCTTGTTCAGCAGACGGTCATGGACCTGATGCCGACCTTGCTGCCGGCTTCGGTTTATCCGTCGCTGTCATCGATGGGTCTGCAGCTCACTTTCGGCCGCAACGGGCGGATCATTATCCCGACTCGCAAGGTGACGCCTTCCATCGCCGGCTCGTTTGTCGGCGAAGGTCAACCGATCCCGGTCCGCATCGCTGGCTTCTCCAGCCAGACACTGACCCCTAAGAAAATGGCCGTGATAACTTCGTGGACAAGGGAGATGGATGAACATTCCATTCCCGCGATCGAAGGTCTGCTCCGCGAAGCTATTCAGCAGGACACCGCGATCTCGATCGACGCGGTGCTGCTCGATGCCAACCCGGCGACGGCGATCCGCCCCGCTGGTCTGCGCAGCGGTGTCACGGGTGAAACCCCAACGCCGATCACTGGTGGTGCCTTCGCGGCGATCGTCGGCGACTTGAAGAACCTGACGAGCAGGATCTTGACGGCGACTAACGGCAATATCCGCAACATGGTCTACATCATGAATCCCGCGCAGGCGCTGTCGATCTCGTTTGTGCAGCCGCCGAATCCGTCGGGGCTGTTCCCGTTCGCGGCCGAGATCAACGCCGGCCGTCTCAATGGCAAGCCGCTGATCCAGTCGGGCACCGTGCCGGTCGGCACCGTGATCTGCATGGACGCCGCGGACTTCGTCTCGGTGAGCGGCGATACGCCGCGGTTCGAGATCAGCGATCAAGCTACGCTGCACATGGACGATACCGCTCCGGGGCCGATCGACGGATCGACGCCGGTGCAGTCGATGTTCCAGACCGACAGTCTGGCGCTTCGCCTGATCCTGCCGATGAATTGGATCGTGCGGCGTCCTGGCGTGGTTGCGTTCGTCGCGGGCGTTACCTGGTAAGCGTTGAGTGAAATGGATGCTTCCCTCGAGCAGGGGAGCATCCGCTACAAATTTAGAGGAGTTTAGAACGATGGCCGAAGTAGCGACCCATAAGACGACCGATCAGCACAAGGCGGACCCGAAGCGGCCGGCGAAATCTGCCTCGGAAGACACGACCCCGGTGCCGACTCAAGACGAGCTCAATAGGTTCATGGGCGAAAAAGACCAGAAAGTAGAACCGCAGAAAGCGCCGGAAAAGGTGCCGCCTTTCCCGACTCAGGATGAGAGCGATAAATACAAAGCCGAGGCTTTCGGTACGACGGTGGAGCAACAGAAAGAGCTGAGCGAGGCCGAGAAAAAATCTCGCGAATCGCGTGATGCAGCAACCAAAGACGTTGTACCGCCGCCGACGCCGACGCAGGACGAGCTTGACGATCACAAGAAAGCGATAATGTACGAAGCCGAGGATAATCCCGGCGGCGGTCCTGATCCCCAGGAGCCTCCGGATCAGGTAAATCCGCACAAGAAGCAGCTCGAGGCGAAGCCTGCGGGTGGCGGCTATCAGACTCGCACCGTGGAGTCCCATAGCGCCAAAACCGGCAGCAAATCGGAATAGCCCGTGGCCAATCTCATTTCGCGGATCTTCGCTCCGTTGACGAAGGCCGCAGCCGCGGAGGGCTCGGTGCGCGAGGGCCCGTATTATCTGCCAGTCACCGGTGGATGGCTGCCGCCCGATGCGCCGTGGAATTGGTGGCAATACGGCACGATACCCGCAACGGGGCTCGAGGGTTCCGCGATCGTGGAAGCTTGCCTGTCGGCCTACAGCCAGACGATCGCAATGTGTCCCGGTGATCACTGGCGCGGTAACGACAAGGACGGTCGCGATCGCGTCAAGACCAGTGCGCTGTCGCGGATTCTGCGCTACCCGAACGGCTACCAGACGCCGTCGGACTTCATGATGAACCTGACCCGTTCGCTTTACGCGGAGGGCAACGCCTATGCGCTGGCGTTGCGCAACGATCGCTACGAGATCGACGAGCTGCACTTGATGGACCCGCGGATGTCGTTTCCGCAAGTCGCGGCGACCGGCGACGTGTTCTACGCGCTCGGGGGCAACAACATCATCGATCGTCAGGTCAAGGAGCAGTTGATCGTGCCGCAGCGCGACGTGCTGCATGTTCGTTTGCACTCGACCCGGCGGCGCTACCCGTACCCGATCGTCGGCGATACGCCGCTCGGGGCCGCGTTGCAGGACATCATGCTGTCGGACGCTATCACCAAACAGCAGATCCAGTTTTACATGAACCAGGCGCGGCCGTCGGCGGTGCTGACGACGGATCTGATCCTCGACAAAGATCAGGTGCAATTCATCCGCGATCGCTGGGATGATCAGTCGAAGGGTCTCAAGCAGGGCGGCACGCCAATCCTGACCGGCGGCTTGAAGCCTGCGATGTTGTCGACGCCAAGCAATGACGCTGAGCTCGCCAACATGATGAAGGTGCCGGAGGAGCATATCGCGCTGGCGTTTCGGATTCCGATGGCGGTGCTTGGCATCGGTGGTGCCGGCGTCGGTTCGACCGAAGCGCTGATGATGCAATGGATCTCGTCGGGCCTG